CAGATAACACTGTTACGGCTCGATCTGCTGCGGATTTTCGCTCGGATATCGGCGCCGGTACAGGCAACGGGACAGTCACTTCGGTCAGCGGCACGGGGTCAGTTAATGGCATCACCCTTAGCGGCACCGTTACCAGCTCAGGAAACATAACCCTTGGCGGCACGCTTTCCGGTGTTAGTCTGACTTCTCAAGTTACTGGCACTCTTCCTCTTGCTAACGGCGGCACTGGCGCTACGACTGCTTCTGCTGCGCGTACTAACCTCGGTGCTACGACTGTTGGCAACAATCTTTTCACTCTGGCTGATCCTTCGGCTGTTCGTTTTCTGCGCATCAATGCGGATAATTCGGTTACGGCACGATCCGCTGCGGATTTCCGTTCAGATATTGGTGCAGGCACGGTTACAAGCGTTAGCGGCACCGGAAGCGCCAACGGCCTTAGTCTTTCTGGTACGGTTACTGGGTCTGGCAATATTACGCTGTCGGGTTCAGTCACCTCGGTCGCTTCCAACGCGACCATCGATGGGGTAACTATCGGGTTCCGCAACATTCCGCGCTCAACTACGAGCGGAACGGCGACGACCGGAGATGTAGGCAGGTGCATTGCCGCTACGGCGGGCATCACTATTCCCAGCGGCACTTTTGCCGCTGGTGACGCGGTTTCTATCTACAACGACAGCGCCAGCTCGATCACGATTACGCAAGGTTCTGGCTTGACGCTTCGTTTGGCTGGTACTGCTAACACCGGCAACCGTACTCTGGCGCAAAGGGGGGTGGCTACGATCTGGTTCAACAGCGCCAACGAGGCGATCATTTCAGGTTCGGGGCTGTCCTGATGAGCGGTATTCAAATGGCTTTAATGGGGGTTGGTGGTGTTCCGTTATCTGTTTCTGCTTCAAATGCGTTAGGTAGTGACTCCGGTTTTTCTAGTTGCGGTGTTGTAACTGCCGACACGACTGCTACAGCAACAGGCGGGGTGCCGGGTTATACCTACTCGTGGGTGCGCATTAGCGGCGACACACCGTCAATAAACGATGCGAATACAGCAAACCCAATATGGACAGACACGGTATGTGAGGGCTTCCCTAGTGTGTCTACTTGGCAAGTTACGGTGACGGATTCTGTAGGGTCGACCGCAACGGCAACAATCACTGTGACTTTGATTTGGGCAAGTAATAATTAAACGCAGGCTTAACAAAAAGGCAGTTAGTTGTGAGCACCGAAATCGAACAGGCAAAACAGATAGCTGCCCTCACCGCTAAGGTAGAAGCAAAGGACATGGAGATACGCGACCTGAAGCAGGCTCTATACTCCACTAATCGCAGCCTTAGTCGTCTGGCGAGAGAGGTCGAAGCCTTTCGCCGGGAGGTTCAACCCATGCTAGCTTTGGCTCAAAGGCTTGAATCGCTTCTGATCGAGGCCGACAGGCAAGATGGTATGCGCAGGCTTGCCAAGCAACTTATCGGATGGGGCGCTCTCGGCGCATTCGCAGCCGCCCTTGTCGGTATCTATCGCCATTTCATGGGAGGTCATCCGTGATTGCTTGGATCAAAAACCACTTGGTGCCGGAGGTTCGAGATTGGTGGCGGCTGTGGTCGGCGCGCTTTCTCATAGCTGCGATCGCTCTGGATGCGCTAGCGCTTGCGCCAGTTCTCGGTATGCTGCCCCATAGGGTGCGCAACATCAGCCCGCTCCTGTTCGATAGCATTCAGCTCATTCTGGTTTGCGCTGCGCTGATTGCTCGATTTGTTCGCCAACCGAAATTGGAGGCCCGCCGTGCCGCAGCGAAATAACCATGCCCAGCCGCCGCAGCCAGAGGCTGGTAGGCAGCCGCCTAGAAGCGCACTCGTTGCGTTGGTGGGGAGCGCCGCCGCCATCGCTCTGGCTGTGCTGATCCCGCACGAAGAAAGCGGCCGTAAGGTTGATGCTAGCGTAACACCGCAGGGCGAATTGCAGGTGCGCCACATCAGCGGGCCGGAATATCTGCGCGCCTATGCTGATGTTGTAGGCGTGTGGACTATTTGCGACGGGGACACCACGAATGTCAGGCCCGGTATGGTCGAAACGCGAGCGGGATGCACCGCGCGCTTGGAGCGGCAGCTCGTGGCGCATGCTGAGGGCGTTTTGCGCTGTGTGCCTGCGCTGAGGGGGCGAGATAATCAACTTGTCGCATCGGTCTCCTTGGCCTACAATATCGGGGTGTCGGCCTTCTGTCGCTCTACGGTTGCCAAACGGTTCAATGCTGGTGATTGGAGAGGCGGCTGCGATGCGTTTCTGATGTGGCGCTTTGCTGGCGGGCGCGAGATTCGCGGCCTTGTTCTGCGCCGCCAAAGGGAGCGGGCTTTGTGCCTGAAAGGTCTATGAACTTTCCGACGCCTGAAGAAGAACGCCAAGCCATTCTGGCGCTGCTAGGACTGGCAACTCTCACGGTGCTTGGCGCTATCAGCTTCATCGCGGCGGTTTGCTTTGCAGCCATCCGCCTGATCAAGGGGTTGGTGTCGTGATACCCTTCAACCTGTTTTCGGCGCTTACCGCTAAGATATTCGGTGGGATTGCGCTGGTGTTACTTGCCTTTGCCACCATTCAAACCATCCGCATCGAGGGTGTGTGGTGCAACGATGGCGACAGGCCGAAATGCCTGATACGCGGCTTCAAACAAGAGCTGCAGATCATCCGGGTCAATCTCGCTGAGGCTGAGGCAAACGCTCGAGCCGAAGCAGCTAAACACAAGGCGACCAAAGAGGCTTACATCGCCGCGCAGGCGGAAGCCGCTGAGATGGAAGCGGCTCGCATTGCTCGCGTCATCGCAAGGCAACAGGAGATAACCGATGAAGTCAAGACAGAGTACCGCCGCCAGCTTGCTGCTGTTCGCGCTCATGCTAACAGGCTGCGCGCACAACTCGAAGCCAGCGGGGGAGGGGGTTCTGGCAGTACGCCCGGTAGTCTGCGAATGCCCGAAGCTAGCAGAGCCTCCGCCGGAGCTGATGAAGCGCCCGATTGTCAAGCATTTCCTGCCAGAGACGCCCTGACAGAAATCCGCTGCCGCGAGATAGCGGAGCAGCAGGCGCTCCAACTCGACGCGCTTATTACGTGGGCCGAGAAACAGCTGAGGCTGGAGCCGTAACATGTCCACCGCGATGACCTACACCTCGCTGCAGGAAGACATGCGCAAGTATCTCGAGCGTGGCATGACGCTTGCCTCGGATCCTATTGTTTTCGAGCAGATCCCGCGCTTGATCACCCTCGCCGAGCAGCGCATCGCACGCGAGCTGAAGGTTCAGGGCTTCATCAATGTCGTCACGATGACTCTGGTGCCCAACCAATCGGTGTACGCCAAGCCTGATCGTTGGCGCGATACGGTGTCGCTGAACATCAGCGACACGCCGTCGAGCAACAAGCGCAACCCGATATTCGCTCGAGGCTATGAGTATCTGCGCAGCTACTGGCCCGATCCCTCAGAAACCGGTCGCCCGCAATTCTACGCGGACTACGATTTCGAGCATTGGCTTCTCGCTCCGACGCCCGATGCGGCGTACAAGGTCGAAGTCAACTACTACCAGCTACCCCCACTGCTCGACGACACTGTGCAGACCAATTGGCTCACGGAGCAGGCGCCCCAGCTCTTGCTGTACGCGTCACTGCTAGAGGCCACGCCCTTTCTCAAGAACGACGAGCGGATTAGTACGTGGCAGGCCATGTATGATCGCGCGGCCGCCATGCTTAACGGAGAAGATCTCGCCAAGATCCTCGATCGCGCTGCGGCCCGCAAGGAGGCCTAGAGATGAGTTACACCGCAGTTTTCGGCGGGAATACCATCTACCCGTCAGACGTATCGTACCTGTCGCTTTCGCTCACATCCAACGTCTCGCTGGAATGGCCCCTCGATGCAGGCGATACCTCGCGTCCGGTTGCGCGCATCATCGATGTGTTGCCAACCGGCACGTTCAACATCAATATGCCTGCCGCGAACCGGACTGGCGTAGGCCAGACCACGCTGTTCAACAATCTCGGCCCCAGCACGATAACCGTGCGCAACGCTCTCGGCGGCACACTCGTCAGTATCGCAGCAGGCGAGCAGTGGCAGCTATATCTTGCCGACAATAGCACGGAAGCTGGTGTCTGGCGGGTATTCCGCTATGGTGCCGCGACCGCCCAAGCGCAGGCTTCAACGCTCGCGGGTTCGGGTCTGAAGGCTGTTGGCAGCACTCTCGCGCAAGAATATCCCGTGGTGGAGTTCTCGTCCAATTTCACCGCGTCGTCATCCAATCGCGCTAACACTCTCACATGGACAGGCGCGAACGGTACGCTCAATCTGCCTGCGGCAGGTGCAGTTGGAAGCGGATGGTTCGCGAATGTCCGCAATTCCGGAATGGGCGATCTTGTTGTCGACCCGAACGGTTCCGAGCTCATTAACGGCTTGCCGACGCTCTCCATGCGCCCCGGTGATAGCGCCACAGTCATCAGCAACGGCACTGCTTGGTACACGATCGGCTTTGGGCAGAAGCCTGTCTTTGCGTTCGACTACACCTCGGTCAGCTTGACTGGGCAATCAAGCCCCTACACGCTGGCTGGCGCGGAGCTTAACCGTATCGCCTACAAGTTCGTCGGCGCGCTCACCGCAAACATGGAGATCGTAGTTCCCCCCACGACCCAGCAGTATTGGGTCGACAACAGCACGACCGGGGCGTTCACTTTGGGCGTACGCGCGCCCGCGCAGGCTGTCGCAGTCACTGTCAATCAGGGCAGTAGGGCCATCCTTTACTGTGATGGATCTAATGTCGTAAACGCAGCTACCGCAGGACTCGCTGTTCCTATCAGCGTTGCGTCAGGGGGAACCGGGGCGACCACGCCTAGCGCCGCGCTGGTCAATCTCGGCGGTACATCGACGGGTATCAGCCTTTTCACGGCCGCCAATACCAGCGCAGTGTGGGCGGCGCTCGGCCCAGCTCCTTCTGGCACGGTGGACGGCGGGGTATTCTGATGACGCAAACAATCACGGTGCGCTCAGCGCCCGGCATCAAGCGCGACGGCACTAAGTTCGAGGGCGACCATTACGTTGATGGCGAGTGGGTGCGTTTCCAGCGCGGGCTACCTCGTAAGATTGGCGGTTATCGTAGCATCAACAAGTTCCTTGTAGGTATGCCTCGCGCCATCAGCGAGTACACACAGGATAAGTTCACCTATCTTCACTTTGGTTCAGCCAATCGTGTCGAGCGGCTGTTCATAGACGGCTCGTTCAACACCAGCGTCGTCAGCAATCGCACACCGACTTCTGGCTTCACGGCAGACGACGCCAACCTGTGGCAGTTCGCGGTGGCGTATGACACCACGAACGGCAACCAGATCGTTGCACAAGTAGCACCAAATCTGGACTGCATTTGTAACAGCCTCGGCGGCGAAGTGTTCACGGGGAACCTTCTCGGAACAGCCCCACTTACCCCGGTTCCACCGGCAAACAAACCAGCCAACTTCAACGCGACGGGCGGCGTGCTATCTCTACCGCCCTACACTATGGTCTTTGGCAGTGATGGATACGTCGCGTGGTCTGTCCCCAACGCGCCGAACGACTTTGTCGGAACAGGATCAGGCAATGCTTACGTAGCGGCGCAGAAGCTCGTCCGGGGAATGCCTCTTCGCGGAGGCCCCGGTAATAGCCCGTCGGCTTTGCTGTGGTCTGCCGACGCTCTTGTTCGGGCGAGCTATGTAGGCGGCACAACGACATTCCAGTTCGATACAATCAGCACGCAAACGTCGATTTTGTCGTCGTCCTCTGTCATTGAATACGACGGCGTCTTCTACTGGATCGGAAGCGACCGCTTTCTGATGTTCAACGGCGTTGTGCGCGAGGTTGAAAACAACCTCAATCTCAACTTCTTCTTCGACAACCTCAACATGGCTCAACGCCAGAAGGTGTTTGCTATCAAGGTACCTCGCTACGGGGAAATCTGGTGGTGCTTCCCCAAGGGTAACAGCCTAGAACCCAACCACGCCGTGATCTACAATGTGCGAGAAAATACGTGGTATGACACTCCGCTGCCCAATGGTGGGCGTGGTGCAGGCGTATTTCCGACGGTGTTCCAGAAACCGATCATGACTGGCGTAGTGCCGCAGCCATCGATCGCAACCAGCGCGTCGATCGTATCTGGTGGCTCTGGGTATACGTTAGGCGATACGCTTACTGTCGTTGGTGGGGATTCCCTTATTCCAGCAGAGCTGACGGTGGCAACGGTCGGTGGCGGTGGGGTTATTACAGGCGTTCAGATTTCCGATACCGGCCGCTATACCGTAGCTCCAACCAATCCAGTGACTGTATCTGGCGGTAGTGGAACGTCCGCTACGTTCAATGTGACTTTCGTGGCTCCTTACCAGACGTGGGTTCACGAGACCGGTGTAGACGAGGTTGACGGGCAAAATGTGAAGCCGATCCGTTCTTTCTTCGAGACCGGAGATATCTCGTTGCCGACAACCGGCCTTAATCGCGCCACGCAAGTGCTTATGCTGGAGCCGGACTTTGTCCAGAGCGGCGACATGTCGGTTTCCGTGCGCGGCAGAGCCAACGCTCGCGCTCCGGAAATCGACGGCGACCCTGTCGTGTTCAGTGACAGCGCAACCTCTCCTGACCAGCAGCTTGTGCGCTTTAAGGAGCAGCGGCGCGAGTTGCGTTTCCGTTTCGAGAGCAACGTGGTTGGCGGAGACTACCAGATGGGTCAGGTGCTGGCGCATGTGCAGCTGGGCGACGGGATGACTCTGGGGTGATCGACCCTCGTGGAATGACTTGGCAAGATTGGGCGTCTTCGGTTATAATCGCCGTTAACGACGCGTGGTCGTTCGGCACACCGCCGATAGAAGCTTCGTGGCGTGATTGGGCACTTGGGTTAGTACGCGCGTCTCCCTTTACGCAGCGCACCCTTCCTGATCCCTTCATGTTTTCGGACTGGCGCGATTGGGCTATGCGCGTCTATCCGATGCTTGAGGATAGAGGTTGATGGTGTACGTTCCCGGTTTTTCGCCTCTACTCACGCGAGAGGACATGGGACTCATGCCGGAGGACATGGGTGGCCCCGTGCGCGTTGATCTCTCCCTTGGCGCTCAACCCAGCGCGCCGCCGCTCATGGCCGCAACGGGCGTCCAACCCAGCGCGCCGCCGACCATGACGACTATGTCGTATGCTTCTCCTCTTGTAGACCCGTTCACAGGACAAGAGATCGATCCGAACGAACTGTTGGCTGGCGTTGAGAGGATGCGCTCATTCAACCTCAACGATCTGCCTTGGCACCAGTACACTGAACCCACCGGCATCACTTTCACCACCAACAGGGGCCGCGTGGCTGCTGGTGATGGCGCGACGGGTTATGCCGCTTTCGACCCGAATGCGACCTACCGCGTTATTGATCTCCGCAACAAAGGGCGTGTTGTTTACACGGGAACCGGCCAAGAAGGTCTTCAGGGTGCTTATCTTGCGTCTCAGCAACTAATCAAGCAGCACGGGAAAAAAGGCAACTGGAAGGTCGAGCAACTAGATCCGAACACAGGCACATGGACTAGTATCGCTCGTGACAAACCAGCCAAGGGTATCCTCGGTAAGATCGCCGACATCGTTTTGCCTATCGCTGGTACGTTCATCCCCGGCGTTGGTCCTGTTCTGGGCGCGGCTCTTGGTTCTGCGGCGTCTAGCGTAGCTCAAGGGCGCTCGTTAGAGAACACACTGCTGCGTGCCGGTCTTAGCGCAGGAGCTTCCTATCTTGGCGGACAGCTACCGATCGGTTCAGACGCGTCGCGAGTCGCAACTCAGAAGGCGGCGCAAGGCGTAACTCAGGGGACGGCGCAAGGCGTAACTCCGGGGTTAGCGCAAGCTGTTGGCGAGCAAGTAGCTAGGCAAGTAGTTGAGGCCGCTATCCCAGAGATCATCGTGCCTGGCAGTCTCAAAGCGGCTGCGCTCGGTATAGGTAGTATGCTCGGTGCAGGCATCGGGTCTGTGGCGACTGGCGCGCTTTCTGGGGTGCGTTCGGTTAGTGATGCTATCAACACTACGCAACAGCCCCAGCCAGCGCAACAGGATCCGGGCGAGATCGTTGTGCCTGGGAGGCTGCAGCCTGCGTCTCCACCGAACGTAGTTAGCCCCGCAGCCGCCGCTGGCAGCGCAGCACCCGGTCTAGTGTACGACCCGCAGGGGAATCTCTCCGAAATCGTGATCACGGGTTCGACACCTCAGAATGAGCCGAACGTCGGCGCTACTCTTGGCGCCGCGCCCGGCGTCATTTACAGCCCGGGTGGGCAGGTGGATGAGATCGTTGTGCCCGGGCGGGCACCGACGCAGGAACCGGCAATCAGTCCCGCTGAAGCTGCTGTGCTCCTCGGCACCGGCGCTGCCGGAGCTGCTCTAGCTGGCGGGGGGACAGGCGGCTCGGCGCCAGCGCAAAGGGGTAACACGCTCGACGATATCATTCGTTACCTGAGCGCGGCCAGCCTTGGTCTCGGTCTAATTGACAACCTGTTTGGAGGTGGCGGTGGACAAGGCACCAATCGCATCCCCGCCGGTTTCGGCAACGGGCAACTTCGTCCCGTGTTTGGCAGCTCCATGCCCGCGCCCACCTTGCTGGACGCGTCGGATAACTTCGCCCAGCGACCGGTCAATTTGGACTGGTATCGCTACGGCTATGGGCCGGGGCAGAGCTTCTTTAACTACGTCCCGCAAAGGCAGGCCAACACCAGCACGGCTTACACCGGCTACGCACAAGGCGGCCTTGCTGCGGGCAGTATGCCACATGCGAGTGGGCGCAGTGATGACATCCCGGCGCTTCTTAGCGACGGCGAGTATGTGATTGACGCGGAGACTGTCGCTCTGCTCGGAGACGGCTCCACCAAGGCTGGCGCAGACCGCCTCGATGCTTTCCGCGTTAATATCCGCAAGCACAAGGGTCGGCAGCTCGCCAAAGGGCGGTTCAGCCCTGACGCCAAGCCGCCCGAACGCTACATGCACGGAGGCGTAGCCTAATGCTCAACATCGGGTCATTCCTCGCCGAGGGGAAGCAGATACCCCAAGGCTCGGCTCTCAAGGCAGCTACGGGTCAAACGATCCTGCCTGAGTGGTATACCAACTACGCGCAGGAACTGCTGGCCAATCAGCGCGCGCTGATGACGCGCCCGTTTCCTACCGCTCCCATGCCGCGTGTAGCCGAGTTTTCTCCGACACAGCAGCAATTCTTCGAACAGGTCGGGCAGGTCGCGCAGTCCTTTCAGCCGAACCTGACGCAAGCCACGCAGGCCACGCAGGGTGCTCTGAGCGCGCAGGGCGCTCTGGGTGCAGCGTCGCCGTATCTGGCGAACGCCAGCCAGAGCAGTGTCGCCAACATCGCTAGTTACATGAACCCCTACGTCAACACCGTCGTCGACAGGATCGGCGAACTCGGCGTGCGTAACCTGCGCGAACGCATCATGCCCGAGATCGAAGGGCGCTATATTGCCGCCGGTCAGCTTGGCTATGGCGGGCGCCAGCCGGGTAGCGGAACCCCTTCGGGTATGCTGACCGATACCGCGCGCGCCATCCGCGACATACAAGACGACATCCTCGGCCGCCAGAGCGAGGCGCTGCGCGCGGGCTATGGTGAGGCAGCCAACCTCGCCAGCGGCGACCTCTCGCGCATGGGTGCTCTTGCCAGCACGGCTGGCGGTTTCGCTGCCATGGATCGCAACACCCAACTGAGTGGCGCGCAGCAACTGGCGCAGCTGGGCCAGATGCAACAGCAACTAGGCCTCGCTGGCGCCGGTGCCCTCGGTGCTGTCGGACAGATGCAGCAGGATCAAGCGCAGCGGAACCTCGACGTAGCTTATGAGGACTTCTTGCGGCAACAGAACTACCCGCAGGAGCAGATCAACGCCGCCCTTGCTACGTTCCGTGGTGTGCAAGGCGGTGTACCAACAGCGTCGGAAGAATACGGCATTGTCCCGAGCGGGGAGCCTGCGCAGTACAAGCCCGGTACGGCGGCGACGATCGCGGCTGGCCTCGCCGGTCTGGGTGGGCTCATTGACCTTATTCGTGGCGGTAAGTGATGGAAGACGAAGAAGAATACGGCGCGATCGACACCTATGCAGCACAGACGCTGCTGGGCAAACTCGGCCAGCGGTATAACACCCTCGCTGCACGCGAGGCCGCCATCCTCGAGCAACTTGAACGTTCGCGCGCTGACCGTCTGCGCATGGCGCAAGAGAACATCCGCGCCATGCGCTTTGGGGAGCCGACGCGTGCCCAACAGCTCTTCGCTCTTTCCTCGGCGTTGCTGTCACCCAAGCCTTATCGCGGCTTCGCTGGCACTCTCGCTAACGTCGTGCCTATGCTTGGAGCCATTAGCAACGCGCGGTCGAGCGCGGAGGACAAGCGCGCCGAGATGCTTGCGCAGTTGCAGATGCAATACGCAAACGACGCTGAGAGGCAGGATCTCGAGCGCGCAAAAAGCGAGCGGCAGAGCCTGCTTGATCTGATGAAGATCTACGCGCCGCTGGCCAAGCCGCAGCGAGCACGAACCGGCTTCAACCCGGTGTCGGGTCGCTTGTTTGACATGGACACTGGAGAGGAGGTTGTTCCGCTGTCCAGCAGGCTGGCGCGCATCCCTCCGCAGGCCATCGAAGCCCTGCGTGCGCAGATGATGGATCCTAACGTTCCTAGCGCGATCAAGGCCCAAACTCGCCGCAATTTTGAGACAATGTACGGTGTTCCGGTTAACACCGTGCTGGGAGGTCAATAATGGCGCAGGCTCAGCCCATCGACTTTTCCAAGTTCGGCGTGCTTCCTGCGCCTAGCGACCAGCCTACTATCCGCGAGCGCGCAACGGAAGCGAATATCGAGCAATCCCGTGCGTCTGCGATATCGTCGCAGGCATCGGCTGCATCTTCGCAAGCGACGGCGGAAGAAAAGCGCGCATTGCTGCCAGCCAGAATCCGCAACGAGAACGCCGTTGCCGACCTCAACGAACTGCGCGCAAGGCAGGCCAAGCTCGCGCTGGAAAAAGCCCGCCAGTTGACGTCCTCGCGACCGATCGGGGAGAAGGTTCCCGAAGCGCGGCAGATCATTCTCCGCGAGTTGCGCAATCTGGCGCAGGCCAAAGACATCAGCCAGAGCATGTTCAGCGGAAGCGGGATCGGATACGATACGCTGAGGCACTGGTCTGGCTCTCCCGCTGCCACCGTCGAAGGTCTTATCCAGCCGATCACATCCAACGAGGCGTTCAACGCGCTGGCAGCTATGCGCGCTGCAAGCCCGACGGGTGGTGCTCTTGGCAACGTGACTGAAAGAGAACTTGATCTTCTCAAGTCTTCAGGAGGGTTCATTCCACCGACGGCAGGAGACAAGGCTTTTCAGCAAGGCATCGATGACCTCATCGCCAAACGCATTCAGGTGCTCAACAAGCTCGGCGTTGCGCCTGATGAATTGGCTGCGGCACTCGGTCCGGATAACGCAAAGCAGTTCGCGCCGCTCGTCCAGAGCTACCGCTTCCTCAAAGAAGACGAAGACGCCATCTACAACTACGCCTCGACCAAGCTGGCCGATGGCACGTTCGATCCGTCGGACTACGCTGCACTCATGGGGCAGGCGTATTATAACGCCACCGGCAACCAACCTGACGAGGCCTATATCAAAAGCGCCTTTGAGACCGGCGTTTCGCTCATGGACAGGGGCGCGACATCTCTTGGATCGCTGCGCTACGACATCGCTGATGAGGATGCGCGCAACCGTCTGCTGATGGAGAGCCGCGCGGCCAAGCCGGAAGAACTAGGTATCGGTGAAACTATCGGCGGCGCGCTGATCAACTTCCTGCCCAGCACGTTTGAGCTGGCGGCTGACACAGTGAAAGCCTTGACCGTTGACCTGCCTAATACCCTCGAAGGTGTAGCCAAGATCATTGGCGGCGCTGTTGGTCTGGCAGACGACAAGGAGTACGAGGCGATCAAGGATTACTTCGCCGAACGCTACGGCTCGCTTGAGGGCTTCAAGCGCGCAGTCCGCAACGACCCGGCGTCCATCGCCGCTGATATCGTTGGTGTTGCCAGTGGCGGCGGCCTCTTGGCCGCCAAGACGGCATCGACCACGTCCAAGCTGACGCGCATCGCGCAACTTGCTGAGGCGGCCAAAAAGGCCGAGGGCTTCGCCGCCGCTGCGGCGAAACTGGACCCGCTGAACATCGCTGCACAAACTACTTCACTCGCGGCCAATGTGGGGGCGCGCGCAGCCGAAAACGTAGGTGTGGCGCTTCCAGCGAAGCTGCTCGGCGTCCAGACAGCTGATGTGAAGCAGGCTGCGTCTGCGGGGCGCAGAGGGTCACAGGAGTTTCTCGACAATCTGGAAGGTCGCGTGCCCCCAGCTGACGCGCTGGCCAAGGCTGACGCGGCGATCAACGAACTGTATCAGGCCCGCAGTCGAGACTACGCGCGGCGCATGGCGCGCCTCAAGAAGTCGCCAGAGACACTCGATTTCACCGACGTACTCAACGCGGTTGACGAAGTGCGCAACGTCGGTCGTCACAAGGGCATTGACATCAGCGGCGCTGGCGGCGTGTGGGATGAAGTCGACGCCAAGATCGGAGAGTTCGAAGCGGCAGGCCTCAATTTGATCGAAGACTTCGATGCCATGAAACAGGCTATCGGCAACATCCGCGACAAGTACCAGCGAGGGACGCCTGAGTACAAGGTGGCCAACGATGTTGTTCGAGCGATTAACAAGACGATCACAGCCAAGGCACCGATCTACGCCAGCGTCATGGAAGACTATCGCCTAGCGAGTGATACGTTGGCGGACATCAAGTCGAGTCTGTCTATGGGTGCGAAGAGCGCCGACACGACCCTTCGCAAACTGCGCCGCGCGGCTAGTGGCCGGGGGCCGCGTGGACGTACAGTGCTCGATATTCTGGAAAGCACTAAGTCCGGACGTGGATTGGGGGATATGCTTGCCGCTCAGAACTTGTCCGGCACGGAGCCTACTGGCATTGGTGCGTCTGTCGGCGCAGTCGGCGCCGCCAGCATGGGCGACCCTACGCTCTTGACCGCTTCGGCAGCTTCTCCCAAAGGTCTGGGCAAGCTGGCTTATACCGTAGGCCAAGGCATGGCCAACATTGACCGTGTGCGGAACGCCGCTGCGAGCCTGCCGGGTGTAGACCGTCTTGGCACTCTGGCTGAAAAATATCTCCCCCCAGCGCGCACCGGCCTCACGCTTGCCAACCCAGCAGTCATCCAGCCGCTTGTTGACCCCGTAGAGATCCAGCAGCAAGAGACACCGATCGATAAGTTGGCACAGGCGTATTCTGTGCGCGCGCCGACGATTGGTGGCGGCACGCCGGGTCAGCCTTCGCTTGAGGATCTACAGAGTAAGTACGATACGCTTACTCTTGGCGGCTTCCAGCCGTATTATGAAGACGCGGCGCCGTATGTGGCGCCGGATGCGGCGCAGGGTGCGGGCCAATCTACGATCGTGATTGACGGCCGCGTTGCTGACCGCGATCCCGTAACTGGCCAGATGATATTCGTAGACACCGGGGAGCCGGTTCCCGGGTACGGGAGCGGCGGGCTGGTCAATAAACCGCGCGAGCAGTCATGGGCTGAGTGGGCTCGTGGCACCGGCCGCGCGGTGGCGAAGGGCGCTCTGCTGGGCTGGAACGATGAGGCCGAAGCATGGCTGCGCGCGCTCTCGCGGCTTGATCCTGCGGCTTACCGCCACGAGGTTGAACGTATTCGAGCGCAAGAAGCGCGTTTCCTTGAGACCAACCCCGGGACCGCCATCGCGGCGGAGATCAGCGGAGCGTTCATACCCGCGCTCATTCCGGGCGGGCAGGCGGCTACTGGCGCGCGACTTGCGAGCCTAGCCGTCAAGGCACCTCGGGTTGCACGCGCGCTGCCGGTCGCGGCTCAATCGGTAGTTTACGGCGCTGGTGAAGCAGACAACGTGCGTGACATCCCGCGAAGCGTTCGCGATGAGTTTCTGTATGCCGCGCCAGTGTACGGCGCTGGCGAACTCGCTTCGCCATATATCAAACGTGGAGCCGCTGCCGCTAAAGCCAAGTTGGATCGTTTTCGGGTGCGCAAGTGAGCGGCTTCAAAAAGCTCTTCAACCGCTATGGGCGTCTTGTAGTCCGTGATATCGCGGAGGCTATCGATGATCTTGCTGTGCGGTTTAGGGCGCGCACGCGTCGTACGGCTCGGTCCACGCTGCTCTCGCAGAATATGATCCAGACCAAAGGCACGGCCAACCGGGCGCCGGTAGACGATTACCTGCCATACGTGCAGGACTTCATCAAGAGCGACACATGGGGCGAAGTCGGTGATCTCGCCAACGCAAGGGTGCGCAAGCTTTCGGATGGTCGATACATCACTGAGGCACAGTTTGCCGAGGGGGTGAAACGTGCTATCCGAGAAACTAACCTCGGTTGGAACGAAGACTGGTACGAGGGGCAGGAACGCGCGTATGCAGTGCCCTCCGCTCGCCTGAGCGATGGCTTGTGGGTGCAGATAGCTCCTTACTTTGATGGCTACGCGGTTGGTGGTAGGGTGGATGCCAGCCGCTGCTTCAGTCGCAACTCACTGAGCGTAAGGAACAGATAATGAGCGCGTTTGCAAAACTGGCGAAGCGTTTGCGCGAGGAATACGGCGAGCCTGCCGTTCGCAGGATCCTGTCCGTTCTGGGCGACAACGTCGACGAAGCCACGATTCGCCGTGCGCTGAAGCAGCAAGGCTACAAACCGATCTCGAGCAATCCAGCTGCGGATGCCTTGCGCGATGCGACGAATAGGCCAGCGAAGAAAAAAAAGCCTGCGGCGCAGAGCGGTGATCTGGCGGTTCCGCGCAGGACTATGACGAAGACACCTGACCTGCGCAGCATGGATACCCGCGAGGCAATCAAAACCGCGCGCAAGCAGCCACATCTCATACAGGACAGCAGCGGCCAATACGTGGGCGCGCCGCGCGGGGTACGTACGCCCGAAGATATAAAAGCCATGCGCGCCAAGTTCGACGAAGACGTGGCGCAAAGTGCAGAGGGCGCGGATTGGTATACCCGCGCGCGGGCGGCCAACGAAGAGCTGGCAGGCCCCGATCCCGCACGGCAGCGGCTTCTGGCGCAAGAGCAAGCGTTGTGGTCCGCGCAGGCGAACCCTGATACAAACCTCAATTTCGCAGTGCAGGCGCACAACGCGTACGAGATGGGCGTGCCGCTCGATAAAGTCCGCACTAGGCAACAAGCGCGAACTTATCGCGAAGCGCGTGACGCAGGGGTAGACATCCCCCTTGGCAAGAAGACTCGCGTATACGGCCAGCACCTCGATCCGACTGTGCCGCACGCCACCACAGGCACTAATGACATCTGGCACGCGCGTGCTTTCGGCTACACCAACGCCGACGGAGAGCAGTTTTCACGCGCGCTGACAGACCAAGAGCACCGCTTCCTCGACTACGAAACTATGCTCGCCGTTGACCGCGCAAACCGGAAGCGGCTTGCTGGTCGGAGCGATTGGCAGGCGCACGAAATACAGGCCGCGCCTTGGGTAGCAGGTAAAGGGCGAAGTCTGGCGCAAAAGATAGCTGGTGAAGGCAACGAGCCGACTGCAGAACAACTCGCTGAGGGTATGCGTCGTGCGAGGATGACCTACCCGGACTACCTCGACAAATACACACCAAACGTTACCTACGAACTTGTACCCTACTCCTCATCCGGGCATTTGGAAGGTATCGGCGCTGGGCCTGACGCTGTCCGTGCGGAGTACTCCGCAAACCCAGCGTTGTCGTGGGGAAGCAACGACGGGCGCGACATCATCTATGATGCGTTGGGTGCGTATCAGCGCCCCACTATCAACGCTACGGGCGTGTACACCCCCCCGGGAGGAGCTTTGGAGACAAACCCCGCATTTGTAGCTCGGCCCCTTGTGGGTATCGCAGAGGGCGGCGTAGACCCCATCTCGCGCGACATGCTCGACTTTGCAGAAACCTTGCGAGGCTATCTTGGCGCGCAAGGCGCGAGCGCATGGCACATAGGCATGGGTAACGTCCCTTCGAGTCAGCGAGGTTCGGTATTCGCTCCTGCGGACGGCCCATTACCCCTAGACCGACTCATCGAATTGGGCAAGATCGGGAGCAAATATGGCCTGCCCGATTTTATAGACACAGGTCGTGGCGTTACCCTGACAAACTTCGCCGACGGCGCACCTTCTGGGGGTGTCACTGATCGGAACCTTCAAAAAGGGTTCGCGGATGAGATCATAAGCGTTACCGGGAAGATGCCCATACGAGTTAAGGTCGAAAGCTCGTATCTGCCTATCCTCGAAAAGGGAAATCCGGACTGGGGGTCCGATCCTCTGCAGGGTGTCCCCGGCTCTGGTTGGGCTACGGATCAGCTCTTGGCTCTTGCGGACAAGTATCCCACAGCTGCCAGTAAGCTGGATGCCAGTGGCGTCATACGCTCTCGTGCTCTCGCGGGTGCGAATGTTGATGAAGACTACGCTGCGCGCGGCTTTGGCGCGACCCGCGAAGACATACAAACCGCTCGGCGGATATTCGCCGAGAAAGGGTTCGCTGGTCTTCGCGAGGCGCGCCGTAAGGGTATTGCCCTGCCGGGTATAGCCGCGTTTCTCAGTCTTTACGGCCTCGAGGACGCGGACGATGCGGCCTACTAAGCGGCCTACTAAACGCCACCACGCCACCGTTCATCCGCCGGGCTAGTTCCAGCTCTTCTTCCTCTGTGTAGGGCGGCTCGTAAAAGCCGCCCTTCTCCGTCTTCACAAAGACCATTTGCGTCCTCCTTTCTTCTTGAGTTTACCCTTCATAGCCTCAAGCAGCACCTCTTGCACGGTACGCTTGCTGCTTAGGCGTTTCATGACCACCTCGTCAATGGTGTTTCGCGCCAAAATCGGGTAGACGAACACCGGGCGGTCGTAGCCCGACTGCTTCTGGCGCATCGGCCCGATGCGCTCAATGATCTGCATGTGCTCCTCAAGGTTCCAGTTGACGCCGTAGAACACAAGAATGTTGCCGCCATCCTGTAGGTTCAGCCCGTGGCCGCACGACGCGGGGTGGGCCAGAAGCATCGGGATCTTGCCTGCGTTCCAATCCTCGATAGTCTTGGGGTTGTTATCCAGCACGCGCGCTTGCTTGTAGTACGACAACAGCCGCTCGCAGTCGTGGCGGAAATTGTAGGCGACCAGAACCGGCGCGCCGTTCGCCTCTTCGAGCACGCTGTCAAGGGCTTTGAGCTTGGCTGTGTGGATTTCCTCCCACGTGCCTTCCTCGTCGATGTAGATCGCGCCATTAGTGATCTGCAGCAGCTTCTGCGTGCGGACGGCGGCGTTGGCGGCCTCGACACCCACATCGGCGATCTCAAGGTACAGCTCGCGCTCCATCGCATCGTACGCCTTGCGCACTGATGGCAGCAGCTCGACGTACACAGGCGCGACGATCGGCTCGTCGACGGGCAGTCCCTTGACGGTCAGACATATGTCCTTGATCCTGTCCTGTATCTCGCTTTGCGAGTGATCATACGGCACGATACTGAAGCCGTCGTAGCCCTTCTTGAACCAACGTGAGATGAAGGCGGAGTGCGTGCGGCCGAGGCGCTCACCCTTGTCGAGAAACCACATCTGCCCCCAGAGGTCTTTTATGCCGTTTGAGCTGGGCGTGCCGGTCAATTCAATGAAGCGTGTCACCTTGTCATGCGCCACATCCTGCAGCGCCCGCGCGCGCGTGCCGCCCTGCCGCAGGCGGAATGATTTCAAGCGCGTCGCCTCGTCCGCCACGATGGTCTTGAAGGGCCACTCATCGCCAAGTTTCTTGCGCAACCATGCGAGGTTCTCGTAATTCATGGTGTAAATATCAGCCTCGACGGCCAACGCCTTCTCGCGCTGGCGCGCCGTTCCGAGGATTCGGCTGACGCGAAGATGCTGCAGATGGCTCCAACGTGATGGTTCGTCGGGCCATGTGCTCCTCGCGACGCGGCTGGGCGCGAGGATAAGCGCTGGGAATACAGGCTCGACAAAGTCGAGGTCAACAAGCGCGGTCAATGTCGTCACCGTCTTGCCACCGCCCATAGGCATCCATAGCGCGCACCTGCGGTTTTCGTGCAGGAACTCTAGCGCCTCTTTCTGGTAATCATGGAGATCGTCTCTAGTTAACACGCAAACCTCGCAGATAGTGTTTAACCGTATCAACTACGCTTTTCGCACTTTCTCTATGATCTCTTCCAAATCCGCGATCGACCGCGCGATGAACACGGGCAACCCATAACGCTGCATCCGCTGTATCTCGCGGCGCTGCTCTGGGCGTATGGTGTCGCCAGCCGCCTTGATCTCGATGAAAGCGGCGCGGGGCCAGTCCCACCAGATGAAGCAGTCAGGGCAGCCGCGCCGCGCCACCCAGCGCACCTTGCGGTATTGCCCGCCGCTGTCCTTCACGCGCTTCATCAGGTACTCCTGCAGTTTGGCGGCGGGTGTCACACATCACTCCTTCCTGTACCTATAAGCCTCGAAGCCAGCAGCCGACAGCGGCAGGCCTGCTGACCAACTTGGGTTGACCGCCATGAACTCGGCCAGTTTTTCGTGGCTGTATACCGGATCGTCCGGCACCTCGCACACAAGCTCGTCATGCACACGCAAGACGACAGGGTAGCCGCTCAGTTCGGCGCGGAGCATGCCCGACATGAAGACGTCGCGCGCCACTGCCTGCACGATGTTTTCGGCCAGCTTGCCGTAGTAGGTATCCAGCGTCCCCCACTTTCGAGTGTATTGATTGAGGCCATCATAGAGCAACTGGCCACTGTCCTCGTCGATGCGCATGTTGCGGTAGCACAGGTAGCGCCTGCTCGGCAGGCGCAGGCGGACGTAGCCGATGCCGTCAGGCCCGTGCTTGTAGTCCGCCGTTATCATCCCGCGCACAGAGTAGCTGTAATCAGGGTCGCGAATAGCACAGCGCACTATGCCCTCGACATCGTACCAGAACTTCTTGATCGCGGGGTGCGCTGCGCGCCATGCCTGTACGATCTCTTCGATTTCACGATCGCTCATCGTATCGAAGATCTTTCCGCCCATCCTGCGGTAAGCTCCGACGCCCCCACCATAACCGCCAGCTAGCTCAGGCACTTTACCCTGTAGCTGCCTTTCCTCTTTGGTGATGTCGTTTGGATCCTTCCCGAGGATACGCCCAGCAGTGACCTTGTAGAGATCAGGCCCTTCGCCT